CCTGAACTAGGAGATGGCGACTTAGTCGCTGTAAGACTAGTGTGGAGTAGAGTTATACTTTGCTCTGACAGGCAGTGTCCTGACAGATCCGCTATTGCTCTTTTCAATGGCGTTGGCTACGGTCGACGTTTCTTAGGAGCCGGATATTAGAATAGTGCAAGAAAACCCTTGGGGAATTCAGCGCTGGTCCCAATAATGGCAGCGTTTCTGCTGTCTGGGCGTTCTCTCTGTCTGTAGAAAAGGGGAAATCCCCTTTTGTATAGACAAGCTCCGATGGTGCCCATCTGGGCCCATCGGTGGGAAGAGGTTGTGGTGTGAAGACTGTTTGGATCTTAGCGTAGCCCTCGGACATCCGACGGCTCCGCTGAGACCAGGTTAGAGACTTAAAGCCTCTGTCTGGTCTACTCTCTACTGTCCAGAATTCCTGATACCGCTGTGCGGCCAGGATTTTGTTCACCAGAGAATCCACTGTCATGTAGCCGAGGTTCTCGGCTTCTCTCAGACATTCCCTGAACCTTGCGTTCTTAGGAAGGTCTGTAACTACCTCCTTTACGTCTTTGACTATAGGGAGAAAGTTTCGGACTAAGTCCGTGTAGGCCTCTTGCGCGGAGTTTTCCTCTAAGAGGATTCCGCGCTCGAAGTTTCGTGAGTTACTCCATCTAGACAAAAGTTTCGATGTGAGATAACATCCCTGCTCCCTTTGTGTTATAGCGTTTCGCTTCCACTCGGGGATGTACGGTTCAAGGGGCTCCGTAAGGAGTCCTGGTAACCCAAGCCCCCCCCATTCACGGGGGGTGAATAGTTCATGGTTATACTGTACATATTGGTTCATGTTCCTTAGGAACAGAAACAACATGGATTGTGCAATTCTTGCATTTTCACACCAACCCATCTCCTGGGAGAACTGACGCGCCTTGCCATAGGCAGGGTTCGTATCTTGGTCTCCCCGGGATGTTTTCTGCTCAGGAGATAGTAGCCGTACCTTAGGTACCGCTATCTCCGAGCCTCCGGTGGTAGTTCTACACAGCAAACCCTGTTGACAGTAGTTTACAGCGTACTGCATGATTCCCCACTTTTCAAGTGAAGGTTTCATGGTTGTGATCCTTGAGGCCTCTGCGTAACGCAGTAGATCTCTCGGATCATCCGCGGCGTCGATTTGATCGTCGCCGGCTGTTGAGAAGTAGAAGGATGCAACCCCATTATGGGTGTATACATTCGCTACTTTGGCTAGGAAAGTCAAGACGATTTTCGTCCCTGGCTCTCCCATAAGTGATCCTGCATTGCTTATATTCTTTCCTATACCGTTATCAAAGATACGGGGGGAAAGAAGCATATCAACATACCCTGCGGTGTAACCGCTAGATATGTTTGCAGTACTCAGGAGCTTGTGCATAGCACGTCTTCCTGCCTGGTGGTTTATGTGGTCTGTTGCAGCCTCAAAATCACCTACCATAATGAAATTTGGAACCATGCGGTTTCCGCCATTTTCCAATTTCTTTAACCATTCGAACGCTTGGGCCCCAGCGCCCAACCCCGCCCTTAGGGAGGGATCGAACATTAGGAGTTCCCTAAGGACATGCCCGAAGGGCTGTCCATATGTGATAAAGGCCGCCATTGACTTAGTCACTACGCGTACCTTGTTACCGGGTTCCGGAATCGTTTCGCGAACTATTGGGAACGGTTTACCCGAAGGGTAACCGTACTCATCAATGAAACCATTGTCCAATAGTTCTATGAAACTCCAAGCAAATAGTTGGAAACCAACTCTGTTTTGCTCTGAGTCCTCATAGTCCTCCGTAAGGAGGCCGCTGTCGACTTTCATTGGGTCTTCCGACCCATCGTGCATTAGGGGAGGCCTTACCGTTACACGGCGCGGCACCCCTTTCCGTTCAATCACACTTTCTCCCGTAGGGAGTATGGTGCGCTTGTCTTCGGCTGGAATTCCTTCCAGCCACTCTTTAAGGTGGGTTAACACATAGTGTCTTCTCCCTCCTTCTCCGCGGCTATATTCATAGCATGCGGAGTTAGAGATACTGATGTGTCCGGTTTTGCGTTCCCAGTATTTACTGGGGACGTGGGACATAATGGAC